AAGCCCGGCGGGCCCCATGAGAACAGTGATAAGCGTTCCACCAACGGTGATAATGGTGCTAATGCTACCCGCGAAAGCTCCAAGAGCTAAAACAGCGGGGCCAATCGCCGCAACAAGCGCAAAAATCTTGATCGTTCCATCATCAAGATTGAGCGCAAAATCCCCTATCACCTTATTTAAATCCGGGATGTATTCCTCCGCCATCTTAACAAGCTTTGTCCCCAGCGGCTCAAGCGCCATAGCGAACTGATTTCCAACAGTACTCCAACGCTCGCCGAGGGTCATTGTTTCGCGGGATGTATCCTGTATGTCTGTCTTCGCGTTTTTTAGGACTTTAGCTAATCCCTCAAACTCAAATTTACCCTCGCGTATTGCTATAACGAGCTTTGACCCCGTCTCGATTTCAAAAAGTTTTTGGCCAATCTTCAGAGCTTCCTCCATTGTCGCAGCTTCTTTGATGGAGGAAATAACCATTTTTAGCCCTTCTGATGTGTCTTTTATGCCCTCTCGGTTAAGCGCGAAAAGAGCTTTCGACATGGAATTGAGCGCGGTTTGCGCATCAAGGCCGGCCTTGTCCAGATTCCCCATCAGCGCAATAGCCTCATCCAGACCGAGACCCATTCCACGGAGGCCGCCGCCAGCCTTTGCAACACCCTGCGCTATCGCGTCCATTCCAAGCCCGGTATTTTGGGAAGCGACAAAGAGCTTGTTCATAACGCTGACACCCTGCTCCGCGCTTATTCCCCAATTATTCATGAGCTGCCCGAGCCCTTTGAGCATTCCATCCAGGCTGGTTTCCGTCATACGGGAAGCGTCGAGGACAGCCATAGAAAGATCTTGTAGAGTTTTGCCCGAGGCCCCGGTCATCGTGTTTAGGTCAGCAATGGCCTTTGCGCTATCATCGAAACTTTGCGGGCCAAGAACGGCAATAGCTTTGAAGTCCGCCTGGAGCCCTTTTAGCGCCGCGCCGGTTGCCCCCGTGCCTACCTTGATATCACGAAAAGCTTTTTCTACTTTTACCCCAACACCAAACGCCGCGGTTCCGACTGCCATAATGGGAGCGGTTAAAAGGCTGATACCCTTCCCCATATCTGTTAGCTTTTTCCCAAGGGCCTTAACACGCTTATTGACATCCTTGATTTTTTTTTCTAGCTCTGTAGTATCAGCGCCGAAAATAATATTAAGTCTTCCAACAAAAGCCGCCATTATTCCGCCTCCCTTCGTTTACGGCGTTCCTCTTTCCACTCCTGGATAAACTGCGTTTTACCAAGCACCCGACCGCGTTTCCATATGCCCGCGATATCTTGCGGGGATATGCGCCGCTTCGCCCACAGATTCATTATGGCCGCCGTGTGTATGGCCTGCTCGCGCCGGTCGAGCCATACGCGGTATTGCCGCGCCTCGATCATGTCCATGAGTTCACCATTTGTAACGGTCCAAAGCTCCTCCCGGCGCAAGCCAAGAGGGCCAAGCGCATACAAGTACATCTCTTCACGCGCCTGCAAACGCTCAGCCCTCGTAATCACACGTTTTTTTCAGTGTCCCCCTTGCCATCATCGAGCAGAATATAGCGCCGGAAACTGTCAACAAGCTCGCTCACACACTCCATCGCAATGGCCCGCAGTGATACGTCGGAGTCATCGCAAAGCGCGCCAACTGTCTCGGGGGTAATACTGCGCCGCTTGCCAAGCATCCCGGCCCAGACGATTGCGCGAAGGTCTGAGAATTTGAGTTTTGTCCCCTTCTCAAGCCGCTGGATAAGGTTGATTATGCTGTCGTCTACTTCGTCTTCGAGCGCGCAAATGGCGTTCTGGCCGTACTGAATCTCATACGGCTCGCCGCCTATATTAATGATCCTCATCCTGAGATAGCACTCTTTGTGATTGCGCCAGTGCCCTGCGCGGATACGGAGACCTGGATGGCGTCCTCGGTTGCGGCGGATACATCCCACTGGGTTACATAGGCCGTTAGGACATACTCAGAACTCCCCGTCGCACTGCCAGCGGGGCGAATGTGGAAAGTGAGCGGCGTCCCGGCCCACTGCGCGCTTTCTATTGCGGCGTCCGCTTCGGCGTTGTTGGTATCAAAAAGGAGCGTAAAAGACATTGTGGCCTCAATCTGGCCGGGTAGGTACTCCTTCCACTCTGTGGCGATGGTGCTAACGTCTATTGTGTTTCTGGCGGTCGTCATTGTCCAGTCGCGGCAAGCCATAATCTGAGTCGGCAAGCTGCCGATCTCCACCATGACAACGCTATTTTTCGATGCAACTTTCGGCATTAAAAATCACTCCATTCTTTCGATATACGTTCTAAAAACTACAACGCCGTGCATCCAGTCCTCATCCCTGAGAATCTGGAAACTCTCGAAGATGTAGACCTGCGCGGCGCTTTCCATGGCCGCCTCGACGGCCTGCTCAATTTCGATTACCTGCGCCCGGCCACGGTAAGAGCTCCAAATATGCAGCCGAACCTCGACCCGGCGCTCTTCGTCGCTCATCACCCGGCCTTCGCTGTCGAATGTGTCACCTATGACGATATACGGGCCCGGCGTCTTCTCATCAGGCATATAATCAAAAACGCGCTCGCCGCCCAAAAGGGCAACCAGCGCGCCGTCGCCCGTCAGCCGGGCATAGATATCCCTATACAGTTCTGCAAGCCTCACGACACGCCTCCTCCATTGCGCCGCTCATCTTGTCGTACACTTGCGGGGCCTTCGCCGCGAGGGCGGGGCCCATGAAAGGCTGCGCCGCCATCTTTCGCGTTCCGTACTCCACCGCGAACGCGTAATATTCTTTTGAACCCGCCTTCTGCTTTTTTGTGGTACTCTTGCGCGTCCCCGCGTTGCGCGGGTAATCGGCCTCTACTTTCGCGGATATGCCTTTCTTCGCCAGCTTAACCTTGATTGAGGCTTTGAGGCGTCCAGTCCCGGCCCCTTTGCGGGGCTCACGCGTTCCAATGGGGGATCGTGTTCTGGCGTCTTCGGCGACTATCTCCGCCCCAGATTTCACGGCCTCGCGCAACTTTTCCTGGACTATATCCGCGCCGAATTTGTTGAGCCGATCAATAACCTCTTGAGAACCCTCAAGGCGGCCCCATGCGATAACGGCCATATCACCGCACCTCCGTCACGCAGTCCAGAATCAGCCAATTTGCGACGGGGCGCGTTGTTTTCACCACCAGGCGACACCCCCGCCAGACGGCGATATCACCCTGTTGCACCTGCGCCGCGCCGGGGCGGATGATGATCTCATGCGTTCTTAGCTCCCGCGTTTGGTCCGCTATCACGTTATCACGCGCCTGGGTGACGTTCACCTGGGCGTATGTCGCACCGATGAGCGTTTCCGCTTCGGTGTACCCGCCCATCAGGTCTTTCGTCTTTTGGAGACGGTAGAATCCCACGCGCTCAGATAGCGCGCCCGCGCCTCTCGGAATGGCCATCGCTCATCACCCCATCCCGGCGGCGGGGGAGATGTCGCCTACCTGACGCACCCAGACTTTTACCCCGCGCCACATGTCAGGCACCACCGAAAAGGGCACGCGCCCCTTGACGTATACGAAGATTACCGGCTCGCCACCGAGCTCACCTGTTCCAACGGCCACAAGCCACGGAGGGTCTCCGAGACTTTCACGAAGCCCCTCTGCCTTTTCAATTATTATGGCGCTCATGGCCCCACCCCCGTGGGAACATTACGATCAAGCCAAAGGAGCTGCTGCGCCGCGTTTGGGACTCCGCCGGTCTCCCTGTTTTGGTACCAATTCGCCACGGTGAGAAGTATGGCCTGTTTCCAGGTCTGCTTTACCGCCGGGGGCTCTTCACCTTCAGCGGCAACAAGCGCAGTATTGAGGAACCCCTCGGCCCACTCACGCGCCGCTGTGATATAGCTGGATATCAGCGCGTCGTCCTCGCTAAACTCCACCCTCATCTGAAGCTTTGCTTCTTCGAGGGTGACTGGTTCCGTCGCCATGCGCTTTCACCTCCGGGGGCCGCCTCGTAAACCCGTAAGCCTCCGCGTATGCCGCGCATTCATACGGGACCTCATGTTCTCCTATCTCGAAATCGCGCCGCCTGCACCCGTCGATATAGAACGTGAAAGGCTTTGCGACATTGATTTTTTTCATCTCCACAGAATCACCCCCATTAAAAGTTTTGGGGGGCATAAGCCCCCCAATGGTTAAGCCGCGCACTTGACGAACTTGAGCGCCTCGCTATTAAGAATCATGTTACCGACTCGCTTTGTCATGTAGAAGTTGACATAGGGCTTGTTCGAATACGGGTCACGCAGCAGCCGAATGCCGGTCCGGTCCATAATGATATACGCCTCTCGGAAGTCGCCGAACGCAATAGGAATAGCACCCGCGCCCGCTGGCGGGAAATCGTCGTTATAGGTGTAGGGGAAACCGAGGATGCTGTTAGGCTCGCCGCTCTGGAGGCCGGGCTGCCAGAGGTAGTTGTTTTCATTGTCCTTCAGCTTGCGGATAGCGGCGAGGGTCTGACGGTTCATCATCCAGCGAGACTGCGGATAGTAGCGGCTCTTGAGCGCCGTGATAACGTCAATAAGCATGTCCCCGAAGGCCGCAGAGGTCGCGGGGAAATCGGCGGCGACGCCGGTCGCGATGTGCTGGAATGTCCCGAAAGCCCGCGTATCATCCGCAGTCGTCGCGGTGGTCACGGTAAGCAAGCCCTTGGGCTGTTTGGTTCCGGTCCCGGCAGTAAAGGCGATGTTCTCCTGCTTCGCGAACTCGCGCGCGGCGCTCTCCGCCAGCCAAGCCTCGACATCGAAGAAGATATCATCGAGCGCCTTCTGAGTTGCAGAGGGCTGGCAGTAGATCTCCCCGAACACGGGCGAGACGGTGCTGAGGGTGGGGGTCGCGGTTACTGGCCGAGCGTCGGTTTCTCCGACCCAGCCCGTGGTGAGCCCGCCGTTATCTACGAGCTGGATGATGTCCTCGGTCCCTACAAGGCGCACATCACAAACCGCCCGCATGGGGGAATCCTCACTTACGAGGCGGAAAATTTCCGTATACATCTCACGCGGCACAGCATAGCCGCCATCAGCGTCCACCCCGACCTGTACCGCCTTCACCTGAAGGTCCGCCAGGCCGTCAGTCACACCCTTACGGACGAACTTCCCGAAAGCCGCCTTGTGCTCACGGTTCGCTACATCCTCGGGGGTGAGGTTCCCCAGCTCAGGCCGATTCGCCCGCGCCTCAAGCTCAGACAGCCTCGCCTCGCGAGCCTGGAGCTCTGCCTCGATCTTCGCCAGCTTCGCCTCAAGCTCACCCGCCTGCCCGCTGCTCTTCTTCAGCTCATCGAGCCTCGCATCATTGGCGCTCTTGTACTCGGAAAACGCCTTATTAAGATCGTTCAGGATGTTATTCATCTCATCCATGGTTATACACCTCGCATTTTAGAAATTAGGTTGAGTGCTGCTTTCTTTGCTTCCTCCGCCTCAGCATCCCGCTGAGAATCGGCACGAATAGCGGCGAGCGCAGCTTTCGCCTCGGACCTGGAAAGCCCTGCATCCCGCAGGAAGTTCTCAAGCCCTCTAACCGTCTTAACCTCGTCCACCACAGCCTTTGGATTTGCCGGAAAAGTAACGAGGGAGACTTCCCAAAGATCAATATCTTTCAGTACACGAACGCGGGTATTATCACGGGTCTCCCATTCCCAAGCCAAGGGAAGGAACCCAATAGAAAGACCGCGAATTGCACGATTCTTTAGCAAGATGTGCGCCTCGCGGCCCTTTTCGATGTCCAACAAAAGCCGGCCTTCCAGCCATAGCCCTATCTCATCCTCGCGGATTCTTTCGTATACCCCAATGGGCTCGGCGCTATTATGCTGCCACAACATCACCGGCGTTTTCTTTTGCAGCGTCTCCGCGAAAGCGCCACTGACAATCACGTCGTCCCAATCGTCTACAACGTCGAATACCGACCCATAACCGCTAAAATAGCCCTCATCACTGATCTGCTTGATCTCCATCGGGTAGCTCTTCCTGCTCAGTACCGGCATTCGTACCACTCCCCTCTGTATCTTCTTCGTTGTCTATTCTCATATTCATCGGTATCAGGTGGATATCCCCGCCCTCATACGGGTTCATATCTTCCATTTCGCGGACCTCATTGGGACTCAATACGCCCATGTTGATTCCCTTCTGATACGCGTCATACCGGCTGTTTAGGTCGCCCCGCTGCAAGCCGTCCAGGTTGAATCGCACCTCAAGCCCAGGCTCGCCGGTATCGTCTATGAGGTCGCGCGCGATCGCCTGCTCCCAACGACGCACCCAGGGCAGAAGAGTATAACGAACATAGCCCATGCTCATCTGCTCGATACCGCTGCCCCAGCTTGTGGTTTTTTCCGTACTCTGAATCATGAAGAGGGGAATACCAAAGATGCGCGCTATATCCTCCACTTGGAAGCGCCGCGTCTCCAAGAATTGCGCGTCTGCGTTTGTCATGGAAAGCGCCTCGAACTTTGTCCCCTGTTCGAGAATCGCCGTGGCCCCGCTGTTCTCCCCGCTATACGCAGATTGCCAGTTCGTCTTGAGCCGCTGGTATGCCTCTTCTGAGAGGTTCCCCGGAATGCTCAGCACCCCACCAGGCTTCGCCCCGTTTGCGAAAGTGGAGGCCCCGTGTTCTTGCGCCGCTAGGGTGAGCCCGATTGTCTCACGCTGGCAAGCGATGGGGGAAATCCCCGTCACCCCGTCCACACTTCGATACATCACGTGAAATATCTCACGCTGGCCGACCGTCCTTGTATCCCCATTCGCAAATGTTACGCTGTATTCGAGTTCCCACGTGGGAAGCTGCCGAACCGAAATCATGCCCGGCAACAGGGGCAACAACTCAACCACACGCCCCACAGCATCACGAACCTTGTATGCATAGAAGTCGCCGCGCAGACACAAGCAAAACATCGCAAGCTCACGCCAATTGAACGAGGTCAACCACGGACACGGGCGATGAGCCAGCAGCCGATACACCCAGTTATCCCGTTCTTCTGTCCTCTCGCCGTCAAATCCCCGATACACCTTCACAGGAAGCTGCGCGACGCTTTCCGCCAGAAGCCCGACACACGCATACACCGCCGAACATTGCAGCGCCTTCGAGGGTGAAACGTCTATCCCCGCCTTTGTGGGCATTCCGTACACCTGCGAAAGCAGCGCGGAAAGCGCGTCCGCTGTGACGTTGCCCGACTTGTTCTCTTTCTTCTTTCTGCCTATCTCAATCACCCCCTACACGGTCAGCAGGCCGCGAGTCTCGTATATGCTTGTATCATCCTCACCTTGAATCTGGCGCGATATCGCCATACAAAGCGCCACAATCCCATCTATCCGCTCCGCGCTCTTGGCCTTGTCAGGCTTGATGTTCTCAGCCGGGTCGATGGCAAGTACAACATTCGCAGCCATCCATCGCAACACAGGGTTGCCCCCGTGCTTGAGCTCGCCGCTCATGATCTCGCGCTCTAGTTCCTTCGCCGCGGGGCTCAAGGTCTGGAAGCCCTGCCGAACAGGCACGACGTTAAACCCATCTTCCTCAAGCTGTATTGCCAGCTGGGTAGCGTTCCAGGGGTCGTACCCAATTTCACGCAGCCCCCTGAACTCTGCCGCGACCTGTTTGATTCGCTGGCGGATGTACTCATAGTCAATCACGTTGCCCGGCGTCGCCTCGACGTATCCATGACGAACCCACGCGGAAAAGGGCACACGGTCCCGGCGCTCGCGCTTTTCCATCTCATCTTCAGGTATCCAGAACCACCCAAGCGCGTCCCCCGTCCTTGGGAACTTCAGCACGAAAGCGGAGATATCCGTCGTACTCGAAAGATCAAGCCCTGCATAGCAGGGCTCTTTTCGCAGGTCTTCCAGGGGCGTTTGTTCCCCGCAAGCCGCCCATGCGTCAGGGTCTATCCAGCGTGTCTCCGCCTGCGTCCATACGTTCATATGCAGTCGCAAAAAGGCATTGAGCGCCGCCGGGGCCTCTCGCGCCTTGCGTATCTTGTCGCGCAGGTCATCCAGCTTCACAGATACCCCGAGGTTAGGATTTGCCTTCACCCATACCCTTTCATCCGTATAGTCGTCTTCCTCATCGAGAGTAAAGATGATCCCACAAAAGCTATCGTCTTCTAGCGAACCGTCTAGCACCTTCTCAAGGTAGTCGTGAAGCTCGCGGCATATCCCCTGACGGGATACGCCAGCCGTCGTGATAGCGAACATGAGAGGCTGACGCCTTGCACCCGTGGCCGTTTCCAGGATGTCCCAAAGGTCGCGGGTCTTGTGAGCGTGCACCTCGTCCACAATGGCCCCGTGGATGTTGAGGCCGTCGAGGCTGTTGTAATCGCTTGAAAG